TTTAGCTAATTTCTTTTCTAATGCGCCGTATGCTTCTGCAACACGACCATCATCAGAAATGATATATTCTTTATTTTCAAGAATACCGTTTACAAATGCTGTTGCAACAGAAGGATCAAAAACGTTGTCTACAAGAAGAACAATAGGACTCTTAACAATATTAAATCCGTCTGAGCTTTCTGAAATTTGACCAAGGCATTTAGTAGATTTACCAAATTTAACACCATCATGAACAAGTGATTCGAGAATTTTACCAGACGGAGTGCTAAGAATTAGAGATTTACCAATATAAAAATCAGGATCACTCTTATTTCTTTCAAGACTAACAATCTTATCTGCGAGTTTACCTAAATCAACATCAGGGTTGCTGCTATGATTTAATTCGCCTCCACCACGGTTTTGCTGTACATAGTCTTTGATGTATGACTCAACAGCAGGAACCATTTCTTCTTCCATATATTTACGACGATTTTTGTTTCCGCGATTCATCATAACGTATTCACCAATGATGAAAGTTCTTTTCTTTTCATCTCTGTTAGTCTGTTCTGATACAAATTCCAAATCATAATTTGGTTGCTCAACAATTAATTTTCTCGATATATTCATACACTTATTTATAAGATTCAATAATATTTTCCATAAACTGAGTCATTTGGAGTATCAAAATCTTCTTTTGCTTCCTCATCAGCAGTTGTAGGTGACTGATCTTCTACAATAATAGTTTCATCAATCGAACTTTCGATTTTTCCATAGTCTCCAGAATCCACAGGACCACCAAGGAATTTCTCTTGAGGAGCACCAGGTTCGTAAGAGTTGTCGTAACGTTTAGCAGTAATTTTCCAAACAAAATGACCACCCATAAAATCAGCAGGGTTGATTGCATCATGTTTTTCAGTAATTTCGAAAACTATAGGAGATTGTTCAAGCGGACGATCACATGCAGAATCGTCTATACTGAATAAATCTCCTGCAAGAGGAATAACTGCTCCCCAAACCTCACGAAAATTCTGAATTGGAATATAGATTACTATATCAAGATCACTCATAACACCAAATTTTGTTAAAAATGTAGAATAACTCTGAAAATCTATTACAGCTTTCATTTTTCTTGGACCACGATAACGAGCAACAGGATTTTCACCGTATATTTCATTTTGATCTTGAAGACTATATCCTGTGCTCCAATAAGAAATAGGCATTCCGTAATTAGATACATAGTTTGCAACCATTCCACGATAGTTACTCTTTACATTAGAAACTACATTGTCACATTTTGCTACATAAGGATTTTCGTTTTTTGGAATACCAGTATTTCCTAAATCATTAACTCTACTCTGTGTAGGATTAAAAACAGGATTTTTCTTTAAAGGGTCAAAAACGAATGGAACATTATACGCCATGTTATTATTTACATAAATAGTGTGAATGGAAGATTATAACTACAATTTTGAGAAAAGAAACTTACTTTTACATTTCGTTTCAGCATTTGATGGTGTAAAGATTAAAAGATTTGACGGTAATAAATTCTCAAAAGAAGTTATAAAGGTTCCTTTAGTTTATTCTCCTAAAAGCCATATTCTTAATGATGTTGTAGGTGTTGCAGACGCTATTCGTCTTCCAGTAATGGCAGCAGAAATAAAATCAGAGAATCGTGATAATAAAAGAGTAAAAAATAAAATTGATAAACTTGTTTATAAAAACAACGACGGTTCATATGTTGCGCTTCAAGCAATACCTTGGAATATAGAAATTGAAATGACTATTCTTACAAAGTTTCAAGAAGATATGGACCAAATTATTCAAAACTTTTCAGTTAACACTAATCCATATGCAATAATTTCATGGAGAGAACCAAAATCAGGTCGAGAAATAAGAACCGAAATACTTTGGAACGGTGATGTTTCACTAGAATATCCTGCAACAGCAAATTATTCGCCAAAAGAACCACCTTTTAGAGTTACTGCAACAACTTCGTTTACTATTAAAGGTTATTTGTTTAAAACTTATATAGAAAATCCAAAACCTATTTGTTTAATAAACACTGATATTTCTTTTACAGATGATTTTTTCTGTAACTATAAAACTCTTACAGCATATATAGATGATTCTATAACAGAGTCATATTCTATAACTGGAAGACCAATTCTACGATTTGTTTCGCCATACTATATTAAAGAAGGCACTTCACCAATTATTAATATAACAGGATATAGCTTTCATGACACTATTGGTGTTTATGTAAGCGGTTCTAATAGTGAAATGTATCCACTTTGTTCATTTACACCATTTTCTGCATTTGATTCTTTTAATGGGTATCCTGTAAATGAGTTTTCTAAATCATTAAATTTCTTATCATTCTCACTTCCACCGCCAAGTTCAAGTGGATTTATAGATATTATTGCTGTTAATACATGCGGATACGGAATATTAACAGAAGACTCTGCTACATATTATCCTTACGCTAGTGGATTAATTTCACTTGTAAATTATCCTTTAACATGCACTATTGTTTACGGAGGTCTTTTATTAGATGATGATATAACCTTTTTATCATTAGATGGTTCTGAAATCTTAGGACTTGATTCTGTCATTTAACTTATAAATATAAATAATGGATGAATATAACTATAATTTCGAGATTCGCACTCTTTTAACTCATTTCGCTGCTGCATTTGATGGCGTAAAGATTAAAAGATTTGACGGTAAAAAATATTCGAAGGAAATTGTTAAAGTTCCATTTGTTTATGCACCAAAAAGTCATATTGTTTCGGATTTATTAGGACCAACTGATACTGTTCGACTTCCTATTATGGCAGTTGAAATTAAAGGTCAAGGTAGAGACAATTCTAGAGTAAAAAATAAAATCGAAGATATTAAATATCGAAACAACGATGGCACTTATGTTAATTTAAAAGTTGTTCCATGGAATATTCAGGTTCAATTAAACATTCTTACAAAGTTTCAAGAAGACATGGATCAAATTATTCAAAACTTTGCAGTTAATACAGATCCATATATTATTGTTTCTTGGCAAGAACCTAAATCTGGTCGAGAAATAAGAACAGAAATACTTTGGGATGGAAATGTAGCTTATGATTATCCTGGTAAAAACCAAGGCGCAAAAGATCCGCCTTTTAGAGTTACTGCAACAACCTCTTTTACTATTAAAGGATATGTTTTTAAAACAGAAGTTGAAAATTCCACACCTATTTGTTTTATAGAAACAGATTATGTGTTTACTGATAAATTTTACTGTAATTATGATAATTTAACAAAATATACAAGCGGAAATACTACAGAAACTTATGCTATTACAGGAAGACCTGTTCTTCGTTATGTTTCACCGTATTATATTGTTGAAGGTCAATCTCCTACAATAAAACTACAAGGTTATAGTTTCGGAGATGTTAATGGAGTATTCCTTAGTGGTTCAGATCCAGCTATGTATCCCATGTCAACCTTTCAACCATTTTCTGCACTTGACTCTTTTAACGCATTTCCTGTAAGTGAGTTTTCGAAAAATGATAATACAATAACTTTTACTCTTCCTCCGCCAAGTGCAAACGGTTTTGTTGACATTATTGCGGTTAATACATGCGGTTACGGTTTATTAACAGAAGATGCAAATCGTTGCAATCGTGTTGAAAATCCTTATCCAAATGATGATCCAAATCACTATACATGGACTGTTTTACAATTTCCATATCTTAACGGATTAATAATTGCAGACTTTTTCGATCCATTATGCATTGATTATCACGACACTCAAACAATTTATACAGAAGGTGAGTGTGATAAAGATGTTGCAATAACAGCAATCCTACAAATCATGTCTGGATGCAATATTTCGCTTGCAGAACTGTCCGCAGTGATGTAACTTAGGTTACATCGTATGATTAAATTCAATAAATGCAAATTAAATTCAGAAATATTAGATCAGTGGGTAAAAACCGAGGTCAACGTTCTTCTCATTGGAGAAAAAGGGGTCGGTAAATCTCATCACATTATTAACACCTTTAACCGAAATAATCTAAAATATGCTTATTTCTCTGGTGCAACTCTTGATCCATGGATTCATCTTTTAGGTATTCCTAAAGCAAAACTTGGCGCAGATGGTAAAGAAAAAATGGAGTTTATTCTTCCAGAAAATCTTGATGATGATGTTGAAGCTATTTTTTGCGATGAGTGGAACAGAACAAATAAAGTTGTTCGTAATGCATTACTTGAACTTCAGCAATTTAAATCTATTAATGGTCGTAAGTTTCCAAAACTTAAAATGGTTTGGGGTGCAGTAAATCCACCAAAAGGAGAAGACGAAGATGGTTCAGATTATGATGTTGATGAACTTGATCCTGCTCAACTTGATCGTTTTCATATTGTTGTAGAGCTTCCAAATGAACCTGATGTAAAATATTTTCATCAAAAGTTTGGTGATTATCGTGGAAAAATTCTTGTTGATTGGTGGCATGATCAACCAAAGGATGCACTTAAGATTTTATCTCCAAGAAGACTTGATTATGTAGGAGAATCCTTTAATAAAGGTCTTGATATAAAATTTTTACTACCAGTTTCGGCAAATGTTAAAGAATTGGTAAAAAGACTATCAATGGATGAAAAGGAAGAACTTATTAACTTACTTCTTAGCAAACCAGATGAAGAACAAATGAAACTATTCTTTTCTGATGAGAAAAATATCTTAAAATATAAGAAGCGTTTAAAAGAACCTCGTTTTTGGAAGTATTGGAAGTATGCTCAAAAAGAACTTTTAACAGATGAAGTTAAAACTGATGAGAATTTTGAAAATTATGCACTTTATCATGCTCTTTTAAGAGAAAAGATCTATAGAGACATTTTTGTAGAGATTGCAAAAAGTAATCCTAAAAATACATCTATTAAGATTTTAAAAACATTAATAGATCAAAATTATGTTCCAGAAACAAACAATCTTAATGACTTTATTTCATCAGAGCCTAATTTCAACACTCTAAAACCTGTTAATAACTCAATAGGAGACTCATTTAGTATATTTCTATATCAATGGCAAGGTATAAATCTGCCAAAAACTTTTGATCCAAAAAATACAATATATAATATGAATACAACAGAAAGACGAAAAGGAATAGCAACTATTACTCTTTGCTGGAATATTATTAAAAATAAGCATCATATGATAAATTTTGTATTATCGTGCCTTATGTCTATGCAAAAAGGAACTATTACAAGTGATAAAAATTTCTTAAGTGTTTTTGGAACAGTTTGTAAAGTTGCAAAGGAAACTCTTAAACCTGATGAAATAAAACAAATGGTTGAATTTATCAAAACTTATGGTGGTAAACTATCTTCTAATAGAATTAATGACTATATTGGATATTTAGGAGGTAGTAATGCAATTACACCAATTCCAGAATCATTCTTAAAGAAAGTTCGCGATATTCGTTCAGTTTTAACTGTTTCAGAGTCTAAAAACAATATTATTGATTTACTAGAACTATAATGAACATTGAAGAAAAATTAGAAATTGCAGGAAAATTGCAAAAATATCATTATTTTTTCCGTTCTTTTTGGGATATAGGAACACCAGTAGTAGGTGAGTTTTCAGATTTGCCTACTGCTGCTATATCTTTTGATTTAAAAGGTGAAGCATTACAATTTCTTATTAATAAAACGTTTTGGGAATCTTTAAATGAAGAAACACGAATGTTTCTAGTTTGTCACGAAATGTCTCATATTATTCTTCAACACGGTAAACGATTTGTTGAATATCTTGGTACAAAAGATTGTGAACGAATGAATCGTGCTGCTGATGTTGTTATTAATGAAATGCTTTGTGACTCTTTTGGATTTGTTCGTGAAAACTTAATGGATTCTTTGAAAAAAGAGGGTTGTTGGTTAGACATTGTTTTTGAAAAAGTTAAAGTTGAAAGTAACGAATCTACAGAATACTATTTTAATAAATTAAAAGAAGAAGATGAGGATTCGAAACGTTCATTTTTCTCTATAGACTCACATTCTGTTTTATCTGCGGAAGAAGCGGAAAGTCTTGGTGAATTTTTAGAAAAAAACGGTGTTTTAGAAAATATCGACTCTGATTTTATTGATAAATTACCAGTAAAAGAAAAAGAACAGTTATCTCGTTCAGCTTTTGGAAGTGGTTCTTGGCATACTGTTAATGTAAAAGCTAAAATAAAGAAAAAGTGGGAAAGTGTTATTAAAAAATGGGAAAATTCAATAAAAAAGGAAACAATTAATGAAACAGAAAGATGGGAAAGAGTTAATCCAAGATATTCCCAGATAATTTCTAATCATATTCATCTGCCTACAAATTCTAAAGTTTTAGACGAGTATAAAGATAAAAATAAAATTGATGTTTTCTTTTTCCTAGATACTTCTGGTTCTTGTATCAATTTAAAAGATCGTTTTTTCAAAGCTGCAAAAAGTTTAGATCCTAAAAAGTTTAATATACGTCTTTTTTGCTTTGATACAAGAGTTTTTGAAACTACACTAGAAAGTGGACGTGTTTATGGAGGTGGCGGAACATCTTTTTCTATTATTGAAAATTATATTCAAAAGATAATAACTTCAGAGAAAAAGAAATATCCAAAAGCAGTATTTTTAATCACAGATGGTATGGGAGATAAGGTGACTCCTGAAAAACCTGAAAGATGGTATTGGTTTTTATCTCATAGTTATAAATATTGTATTCCACCTAAAAGTAAAACTTTTATGCTTTCAGAATACGAATAAAATTAAAATCTCAGTTTTTTATTAAGGTCGTCAATGTCGTTTACTGCGCCATTTTCGACCTTTTCTTTTACCTCTTTTTCAAATTCTCTCACTTCTTTAATTTCTTTTACTCTTTTTTTATGTTTAATAGTTTTTAAAGAGAAATCAAAGATTTGTTTAAACACTGAAAGTATACTATATATTATTTTTAGGTAGCCCATACTATTATTTATTTTATGTTGTATAAATAATAGAGTGTCCCTACAGTGTCAAAAAATCGAAATAAAAAAATTACCGTTCTATGCATCGGATATAACTAACTTTACATCTGCGGTTTGTGCAGTTGTATTAGAAATGTCTGGTATTGGAGGAGGTGAACCGCTTTTTGAAAGTTGGGCAGCTACGTATTCAGGTGATTTATACGACACTTTTACAACTGTAAGCACATATTCTTCTTTTTGGCAACAAACAGATGACTATAATGTAAACACTTTTGTTTATAGTAATTCTGCAAACATATTACAATCAAATAGCGTTGTTAATAATACATCAGGTAATTGGAATAGTGTTTATAATTCATATAATACAGCAAGTTCTAGTTTTTTAACAAATAGTTCTGGAAATAGTCGATATGTAAAACTTTCTGGTGATGTTATGACTGGTGGATTAAGTTCACCAAGTTTATCAACAAATAATCTTTATGTTGCGGGTAGCACAATTAATTTCTTTGACGGAACTGGAAGTGTTATTGAAACTTTAAAAAGTAATGATGTAGGAAACTTTAAAAGTAACTACACATTAACAAATTCACATTCTGGTAAGTGGGAAGAAACTTATTCGAACTTTTCTGTTCAAAGTGGTAACAACACTTCTGTTTATAACACTGTTCAAACTAACAGTGGAAATTGGAACTACCAAGGCACAGACCTTAAATCTTTAACAAGTAATTGGGAAAATACATATACCAATTTCAGCCTTCAAAGTAGTAATAATCTTTCTGTCTATAGTAATGTAAATTCAAAGAGTGCAAATTGGGATTCAACTTATTCTACTGTTAATACTAATTCTTCGACAAATTGGAATTATCAAGGAACTGATCTTAAATCTCTCTCAAGTAATTGGCAAAATACATATACAGGATTTTCGTCTCAGAGTGCAAATAACCTTTCTGTTTATAATAATGTACAAACAAATTCTGGAAATTGGAATTATCAAGGCACTGACCTTAAAGCTTTAACAGGTAATTGGCAGAATACATATATAGGTTTTAGTTCTCAGAGCGGAAATAATGCTTCTGTTTATTCTACAGTAAATTCTAACTCTGCGACAAATTGGAACTATCAAGGTTCTGACCTTAAAGCATTAACTGGTAATTGGCAAAACACATACTCTAATTTTAGTGTTCAAAGTGCTAATAATATTTCTGTTTATAACACATTTAATTCAAATTCAGGTAATTATAATTCTGTTTATAATACTGTTCAAAGTAATTCTGCTACAAATTGGAATTATCAAGGAAATGATATTAAATCATTAACTGCTAACTGGCAAGCCTCCTATACCGCTTTAACGAGTTCAAGTGCAAATTGGAATGATACTAGAAATACTGTTCAAACTAATAGTGCAACTTTATGGAATTACCAAGGAACTGATCTTAAATCTCTTTCAAGTAACTGGCAAAACACATATATCGGGTTTTCTTCTCAGAGTGCAAATAATCTTTCTGTTTATAGTAATGTTAATACTAATAGTGGAAATTGGAATTACCAAGGCACTGACATTAAATCTTTAACAAGTAATTGGGAAAATACATACTCTAATTTCAGCCTTCAAAGTGCAAATAATCTTTCTGTTTATAACAGTGTTAATACTAATAGTGCAAACTGGGACAGTGTTTACACTGATGTTTCTAATACTTCTGGTAGTTGGAATGATACTACAACGAGTGTACAAACTAATAGTTCTTTTTGGGAATATTATGATTATTCTTATAAGGGATCATATAGATATTCTACATCAGACGCTCCATTTTACGATGTAAAGAATGTTGTTATAAACGATCAACAAGTTTATGACAATTTAAGTAATCCATTAAACACACCAGATGGAAATTTATATTTGTGTATAAAAACATTACCAAATCCATATGGTTATCCTGCACCTGTAGATGAAAACGGAACTCCTCAAACAGAATATTGGAAATTACTTGAAGTAGACAGCGTTTTAGCTAGAACAGCCAATTCTGTTTATAATACAGTACAAACAAACTCTGCAACATGGGGTTCAGGTAGCAGTCCACAAACTTTATCATTTAATAATATTAATGCAGAATTAACAATTAGTGACGGAAACACAGTAAGTCTTTCATCATTAAGTGGTGGAGGTAATGGTTCTGTTGGTGTTAATTATCTTTCAGCATTATATGATGTTTCTATACCTTCACCAGTAAATGGTCAAGTTCTTACATACAACAGCATAACAAATAAATGGAATGCTGGTACACCTTTATCTGCAAGCGGTGCAACTGGTTATTATGGTTCATTTTATGACACTACTGCACAAACTCTTACCAGCACCACACAAGCTAAAAGAATTGATATAGCTCAAACATATGAGCAAAATGGTGTTAGTATAGACAATAATAGAATTGTTTTTAATTACAATGGTGTTTATGAATTAATTTATAGTATTCAGTATAAAAATACAAGCAATGCTCAACAAGACATTTACATATGGCTTAAACAAAATGGTAACGACATACCAAATAGTAGTTCTGTATTTACAATACCTGCACATAAAAATGCTAGTATACCTGCACAAATAATTGCTGTATCACCATTTATGTCAACCTTGACTGCTGGTGATTTTATAGAATTATACTGGCATTGTAATAACACATCAGTAACTGTAGAAACATTTACAACTCATACTAATCCTACAATTCCTGATACCCCTGGTGTTATTGTAACGGTAAAACAAGTTACAAATGTTCAGATTGTGCCTACAGTTGGTGCATATTTACCTCTTTCAGGTGGTACATTAACGGGTGCTGTATCTACAACAAATGTCCTATATACAACTGGTGGTAATAGTGACCAATGGAATAGTACTTATTCAACCGTTCAAAGCAATTCATCAACAAATTGGAACTATCAAGGAACTGATATTAAAGCGTTAACGGCTAATTGGGAAAATACATATACAACATTTAGCACTCAAAGTGCAAATAATCTTTCTGTTTATAGTATTGTTCAAACAAATTCTTCTACAAATTGGAATTATCAAGGCACAGACATTAAATCTTTAACAAGTAATTGGCAAAATACATATGTAAGTTTTAGCTCTCAAAGTGCAAACAATCTTTCTGTTTATTCTACCGTTAATTCATACTCTGCAACAATTTGGAATCCAGCAGGTAATTATTTACCTCTTTCTGGTGGTTTAATAACAGGTAATTTAAATATTTTTGGAAACTTATCATGTAACGGCACTCAAACATTTAATAATACTATATTTTCTACAACTAGTGCAGTTAGCGTTGTGCATGTTGGTGATGGACCTGCATTATGGGTAGGTAATAATGGTACTGGTGACATTGCATCATTTTATGACATTGATGCAAATGTAGAAGTATTACATGTAGGTGGCAACAATGGAACATTTCCAAATGTTGGTGTTAAAACTTCAACACCTAATGTAGATTTTACGGTAAATGGAGAAATAAGTGCATCATCCGTTATTTATGATTCATCAGGTAATAGCAATCAGTGGAATAATGTATATTCAACTGTTCAAACAAATTCTGGTTCATGGGGTGGTGGAGGAGGCTCTTTTGTTGTAGAAGATGCCAACACAATCATTGGACTATCAATGTTTCTTTAACTAAATAATTTTATGGCAACTTATTCAAAAATACCACTTTCACAAAGTATAAACGGACGATCAATAATGTTGACTACATCTGCTACACCATATACTTTATTACACACAACTGGTTCTTTATCAACAAATACAGATGAAATTTGGTTGTATGCTGCTAATAACTCATCTGCTGATACATTAATTACGATCTATTGGGGATCTTCTGCAACTACTGATATACTTGCTCCTATTGTTATTCAAGCTTATGCTGGACCAACACTTTTATCGCCAGGATTTATTTTAAATGGTGATGGTTCAGTTGGTTCTACAATATATGCTACAGTTGCATCACCATCAGCAGTTGAAGTTTTAGGATACGTTAATAGAATTACAGCTTAATTATGAGTACGCGTTACGGTCAAAAAGTTGGTCCACTCTCAACTAAAAAAGTTGCTTCTTCTTTTGTTTCGTACAATAGAAATGATCTTCCTTACGCTGGAACTGCTGCTTTATTTAGACCAACACCAACACCTTATGTAAGATCGACAGATTATTTGACAATGCCTACAATTGCTAATACTGAGCAAAGAGTAGCATTGTTAGTTTTTATTTCTAGTGATAATTCAAACTTTTTATCATTAACTGTTGCTGGAAATTATACAGTTGATTGGGGTGATGGTGTAGTAGAAGATATTTCAACTGGCACCCAAGCAAATCATGAATATAATTATTCAACTTATGATCCAACTAATTCTACTTTAACATCTTTAGGGTTTAAACAAGCTATTGTTATTATTACTCCACAAGCTGGCCAGAACTTAACATCTTTGAACCTTGCAGTAAGACACCCCTCTATGGTTGCAGCATCAAGCGCATATAGCCAGCCCATTGAAGAAATATATATTTCTGGTCCCAACTTAGGAACATTAACAACAACATCTGCTAATGTTTTTTGTAAAAAAGCTAGCTATGTCAATTTAATTAACAGTGGTACTGTCAATTCATTTTTATCTCTTTTTGCGGGGTTTGCTGGCTTACAAAAGATTGATATAGATAAAACAGCAGCAGTGTCATCTACAGCAAGTATGTTTAACAATTGCTATGCTTTGAAAGAAATAACTATTTCAAGTGATACAAATTTTTCAAGCAATGCAAATGCATCATCCATGTTCGGAAACTGTTATTCTTTAATAAGCGTTCCGTTGTTTGATACCAGTAGTGTAACAACCATGGCAACTATGTTTACCAACTGCTATACTCTAACATCTGTTCCGTTATTTGATACCAGAAGTGTAACAACCATGGCTGGTATGTTTAATGCTTGTTATACTCTACTAACAGTACCTGCATTTGATACCAGAAAGGTAATAACCATGTCTTCTGTGTTTGCTAGCTGTCAGTCACTAATAAATGTACCTGCATTTGATACCAGAAGTGCAACAACCATGCAAAGCATGTTTCAGACATGTTATTCTTTAACAACTGTTCCTTTGTTTAATACCAGTAGTGTAATAACCATGGCAAGTATGTTTCAAGATTGCCGAAGCTTAATAAGCGTTCCTTTGTTTAACACAATAAATGTAACAAGTATGCTTTCTATGTTTGCTGGTTGTTTCGCTTTAACTACAGTACCATTATTTGATACAAGAAATGTAACTAGTATGCAAAACATGTTTTTCAATTGTTTTGCATTAGAAACTGTTCCGTTATTTAATACTATTAAAGTAACTACTTTTAGTACCACATTCCAAGGCTGTATTTCATTAGTTTACACACCTCCATTCAATACACCAGCTTTAACAGTTTTAGGTAGTATGTTTCAAGGTTGTTTTAGTTTAAAAACAGTGTCTCTGTTTAATACATCACTTGTATCTAACTTTGGTATTATGTTTCAGAACTGTTATAATTTGACATCTGTTCCTTTTTTTAATACAGCAACTGCAACAACCATGTCAACCATGTTTCAGAACTGTTATTCATTAAAAACTGTTCCTGCATTTAGTACAGGAAATGTGACAATTATGGATACAATGTTTAGTGGTTGTAGATCATTAGTTAGTGTTCCACTATTCAACACTGTTAAAGTTACTACATTTGCTAATATGTTTGTAGATTGTACTTCTTTAACTTCAATTCCAGCATTTGATTTCACAGCAGCATTAACTTTAACTAGTATGTTCAATGGTTGTCAATCTTTAGCATCTATTCCTAATATAAATGCTAATGCAGCAACATTATTGACAAACACATTTGCAGGTTGTGTTTCTCTCGCATCTGTATTAATGACTAATATAAAATATACAGCATCATTTGTTTCTTGTAAATTATCAAAAGAAGCACTTGAAACTATTTTTGCAAATTTAGGAACAGCAGTAGGAGCAAATCCTACTGGTAGAACAATAACAATAACAAGCAATTGGGGAGTAGGGAATACTGTGGCAGCAAATCCAATAAGCTATGCAGCAAATAATACTATAATTACTTTAAACAGTGTAGCTGGCTTGGCTAATGGAATGCAAGTTACAGGAACTAATACACCACTAACAACAGGTAGATCAGTAACATTTACGAGCGGTACTAATTTAGTAGGTTTAAGCGATCATGGACTTGAAAATGGAGATGAAGTTTCATTTTATTCTACTGGCCTTCCTGCTCAGGCTGTAATTGCTATTAATACAATTTATTATGTAGTTAATAAAGCTACAAATACATTTCAAATTTCATTAACTCCAGGCGGGACGGCATTAGCATTAACAACTAGCACTACAAATGGAACAGTTAAATACAATTCAACAATTGTGAGTATTGCAGGGAATAGTGTTACAATGTCTAGACCAATGGCAGGCACTACGTTAACGACACTCACTTTTCGCCCACTTCAAACTTACAAAGCAATTCTCAAAGGTTTTGCAGTTACAGGATAATTTATTATGAACAACCAAGGATTTTATAAAAAAGAAGATACAGAAATTCTCTATGCTCCAAACATCGTAGAGGCACCAAGCTATGTGTTAGTAGCTCAAAATAAAGATTCATATACATATCCTGTAGATGGGTGGATATGGGCAGATTCAGAAGAGATTGCAATCTCATACTTCGAAACTGCAAGTCCAGACACTCCATTGTTTGATGTGCAACCAGAAAATTATAAACTCGCAGCAGGTAAAACTGATGAAGAAGAGTTTATGAAACTTGTTACTTTATCTACTCTGGCATTATCACAAAACAAATTCACACCAACTAGTCAATTAATAATTTGGGATCATACTAAGAATTTCCGTACATTGACTGTAGAAAGATTTTTAGAAATCATGGTAGACTACGGAATGTATTGCTATTCTTTAAGATCATAAATTTAAATATTTTATAAAGTAAATATCTATAATGAATACCTTAGCACAAATCTTAACACAACAATACTCTAATCAGGGTATTCAAGATTTAGAGGTTTTTTACGATTCTTACTTTTTTAATTTAAAAATAAAAAATAATTTAGAATATAATAACGTTCTTTTGATTGAAAAACTAGGTTTTGACTATAGTTCAGGAGTTATAAATCAATTAAAAAGCGGAATAACAGTAAATTTTGGTGACTCAGAAGAATCAACTCCTTTTTATTCTAAAGGAAATTGTTTTATAAAAAGTATTTTAATAGAAGGTAAAAAACAAGTTTTAATAGTTGGTTTAAAAAAGATGATTAACGGAAACACTATTCCGATAATTTATCTATATGATATAAACAAACATTCAGTTGAAAGTATTTTTCCAAAACAAAGTGATATAGATAATTTCAATTCTTTTAATAATTATACTTTTAAAAATGATAATTTACCTATTTGTAACTTAAAAGATAATAAATTATATATTGTATTTCAGACAAATGACGGAAGTTATAATTATATAAATTCTATTTCTTTAAAAATAAATAGTGATCTTTGTGAACTTCAAAAATATGAACTAATAAAATATTCAGATTCTTATAATTTACAATTTTTAAATGTTGAAGAAAATACACTAACATATAAATTAGGAGATTATTATGGGTCTATTATTAGAAATTCGACAAATTCTTATTTTCCAGAAGTATTAGGTGGTTTATCATTAGATGATTCAATTACTCTATTAGGTTTAGATGATATACAAGTTTTAGGTTTAGATCAGTAAGTAAGTAATAATATGGCAGATATTTTCAATTTTTCTAATTTACAAACCAGTGCTTCAGCAAGTAGTGGTACTCAATTACTTTTAAGATTAGATAATTCATTATCTGGTTCATCTGGATTTTCAAGAATAAACACTTTAAATTTTGAAAAAAGTCTTGGAGTTTATACTACCATGCAATCAAACAGCGGTAAATGGTCAGTATTTACTGGAACAGTTAGTGCAGCAACTTTTATTTCAACTGTTACAAGTACAGCAGTTGCAAATTACAGATTTAATCTTGTAGATGCATCCAGAACCATTATTGATACATTTAATAATAATACATATTACGGTGTTCCAAACAACAATACAGTTGCATTTCCAACTGGTACACAACTAACTTTTGTTCAGGGTAATAAAACTGCAAGTAATTACACAATTTTATCATCTGGTGCTGGTGTAACTATTAATAGTTTCAATGCTTCCCTATCACTTGCTGGTAATTATGCAGCAGGTACACTAATTAAGACAGGTACCGATACTTGGTATCTAATCGGCAATTTAAAATAACATGATTCCTGTAGTTTTAGGTATAATAGCTAGTTCCATAGGGGGTGGTACTCCACCCATATACAGTTCTTATACTGTAACTACAGATTGCGCTGGTAGTAGCCCATATGATGTATATACTGAATATGGACTTACAATAATAATTGGAAGAACGATATTCTCCGATCCTGAATTAACTACACGATTAGTAGAAACCTCATTTATATATAATAATAAAACGTATAGTACTGATAGTAATGGTGATATTACTACTGCTTTATTTTGTTACAATTCATTTACTATATATGACGACTGCGACAACGCTAATCCTTCAACAGTATACACATTATATGATTCTGTTCCAGAAATTGGTACACTTTTATATACAGATCCTGAGTTAACAAGCTTGTTAACTAATGTAGCATTGTTTATATACAATAATAGTAGATTCCGAACAAATGGTGGTGGTGAAATTTTAGCTCCAAGCAGTGGTCCAGCCGTATGTCCTACAGCGTATACAATTTACAATGATTGTGCTCAAACCACATCAGATACCGTTTATAGTGAATCAACTACATTTGAGGTTGGTATGACATTATACATTGATGATAATTTATCTACCCCTTATTCTGGTTCATTTATATATGGCAGTACCATATACACTGCTACTAGTGGTGTTGTAGATTATTCAGGTGATTGTCCTTCATCGTTTATAATTTATGACGACTGTGCTGGTTCTAATTTCAATACAGTATGGAGTGAGTCAGGTACCCTTGAACCTGGTATAACTTTATATACGGATGCTAACTTGGGTACATACTATGTTGGTTCTTTTGTTTATAATAATAATCTTTACACCGCATCATCTGAAGGTATAGTGTCATCATCTGAAGGAGTATGTAGTAGAGAATGGACTACATATGATACTTGTAATAACGCAAGAGATGGTGGAGGAAATACATCATATTATACCGCATATGCGGATGCAACTCTACAAGTTGGTGTAACTTTATACATTGATAATCAACTCACCACAGCCGCTACTGTAGGTCAAATAGTGTATACAGGAATGGTATATATTCTATCTAGTGGTGAAATTCAAAGTGCTGAAAGTTGTATATATTCAATACCTTATACTACAAGTGGTTGCGGAAGTACTAATGATAATACTTTATATACACCATCTTCTGAAATATCTAATGAAGGATTACAATCTAGTAGTGCTGTTCTTTACTCGGATATAGGATTATCAAATGAAATTGTAAACGCTACATTATTCCGATATGGTTATAACACATATATTACCACTAATGGTAGCGGTACTGTTGATACTGTATATAGCTGTCCAACATAATATGAAAATCTTACTTCCAACTTTAATAACAAATAATTTGTCAAGCATTCAGACTGTGACTATGAATATCAACAATTATTCTATACCTCTTGCATCAGAGACACTAATTTTTGGTGCAGTTGGATTACATGATGACGTATTTCAACAAGCATCCAATTTAATATTCAATATTAAAACAGTTACAGGTGAAATTAGTAGTGTATCTATTAGTAAAAACAAAGCTGTTAATGCAGAGGATTTACGTAGATATGTATCAACACGAATCGAAGGATTATCAGGGATTCAGTATAATCCAACTACATTGATGCGTAAAAATACCAATACTCCATACGAAGATACCGAAGAGGTAAAATGGCAGTTATTAGATGAAGTTAAAACAAAAGCTTTAACTGTTAAAAATATGACTACTAGTAGAAATATTCGTACTGGTAAAAATTTACTATATTATGTTGTGTTTGGTGATATTGATTATGTTAACCTATTAGTCAAATCAATTAATTCTCTAGGCGATGCTACAAACTTTGATATTTTGGTATTTACAGATGCTTCTACAAAACAAAAAATTGTAACAACATTAGGTGCAAACAATAGATTAATATCTTACAAACTAGTACCTACTCCAATTGATGGTGTAGATGCATCAAAAGTTAAAACAACTATATTTAATTATGAAAAAATAAATGACTATGAGAAAATATTGTATTTGGATGCTGATACGATTGTAACAAAGGACATCTCAGAAATCTTTAATTTAAACATACAATACAACAAACTTTACACTGCATATAACAAAAATCTCACATTAGCATCGCATAAAACAAGTTTCTATCACGGGTTTGCAATGATAAGCGATGCTGACTATGTTGTTGTGACAGATAACAAACAGATGCCATTCAATGCAGGTCAATTTTTATTCAAAAATTCTTCAAAAATGAAATTACATTTTGAAAATGTAAATTGGTTTATACAGAATTGGCCTGGTGAATATTTCTTTGAGCAATCATTTATGAACTACTATTTTTGTGTAAATAATCTTACCAACTCAATTGTCTTTGATAAAAAGGTGAAACTCATACCAACTGGCAATTTACGTAATACAGAAAATGGAATTGTGCGATTTGGCAACATGGAGCCACCAAATACAAATGAAATGATACTTCACTTTATTGGACCTGCATTAAACGCAAAAGTTAAACTTGAACACATTGATAACTATATGATAGTAAATAATATATAATATGTCTAATGTGATTTTACAAAACAGTAAGTTTATTCATATACCTAAATGTGGAGGTACAGCGATTCAGTCTATATTATGGAATATCGGGTGTATTAAAGATAAAAATCAGGTTTTTACAACACCTCATCACGGTCATTTATTTGCATCGCAAATGCCAGAAGACAATAAAATTAATGTCACATTTATTCGTAACCCGATTACTTGGTGGCATTCATGGTATTATTGGAATAAAACACAAACAAATTCTAGATTTGATGATATGGAACTTAAAACTAAATCATTTGACGAGTGGATTAATGATTATGGACAAGATTGGCTTGGTAAATTTACAATAACAGTAAAAAGGTATATGGGCGAAGATGCTAATTTTCCAACCACTAATAAAGTTACTAAAGTTGGTAAATCAGAGCATTTATATAGAGATTTACAAACTATACTTGATGAAATTAATGAACCATACAATGCTGAACGCTTAAAGGATCTTGCAACTGGGAAAATATTAATGCCACCATCACATATCAATGCACAAGTTTATGATAGAAAAAATATAAGTCAATCCACTAAGGATATTATATACAAAACCGAAAAGGAAATATTTACAAGATTTAATTATGGAACCAACATATAACGAACAATTGATGGGTAAATGGCATCATGATGTCCAAATTACCGAAACTTTAAGAACAAGTGATTTAACTCAACCTTATTTTTTAAGTCCTGATAGTGGATTTAGTAATCAGAAATATATCACTGCACCACTAACTAGGATTTTTGGCGAATCCATTAAAGATAAAACTGTGCTGGACGTTGCATGTAATGCAGGTGGGCATTTGTTTGAATGTCAAAAATTAGGCATCAAAAGTGGTTTTGGTTTTGATATAAGAGACATGTGGATCAATCAAGCAAATTGGCTCAAACAAAACATTAACCTTTACAATACTGATAATCTCACATTTGAAGTTGCAGATTTCAAAATTTTAGATACATTACAACCGTTTGATATTACTTTTTTCAATGGTATTTTTTACCATCTTGCATTCCCATTTGCAGATCTAGCCAAAGTAGCTAATTTAACAACAGATGTAATCACAGTTAATACAATGTATGAACCTAGTGTGCAAAGTGATAAACCATGCTTAGTATTTAATACTGAAAGTAAAGAACTTGAACATGGTTTAACAGGCATTGAAGGCGTTTCGTGGAAACCAAATGATGATCGTATCCTAATTTATATGCTTAAAGCTTTGGGCTTCAAATACTTCAAAGTATTATTTAAATCAATATCTAAAAAAAGATTATGTGTTATAGCATCTAAAATAACACCTCTAACTTAACCATAAATTAATTAGTTTAATTGAGTTGATTAGTTTATAAATACTGTTAATGTCCGTTACATTATCAGCATTATCTAGTCTATATCCTTTTTCGTCTGTTTATAATTCAGAAGATTGGAACTTTATAAATTCTAGTAGAAATTTGAATATTTCTGTATCAAGTTTATTTACAAGTGAATTAGATTTAAGGTTTTTACAATTTAGTAAATTTTTTAAAGATATTAAATTTTCTGATACATATTTCACATTTTTAACAGACTTTTCAAATCTTTCATCTTATTTCGATTCATTAACACAATTTTCTTCAATTTCATGTGGATATGATATGAAAGAATTTTTAACAAAATATGATTGGATAAAAAATAATTTCTCACAAAGCACAACAGCATATAATCAAACTCAATTTTTAGGAATTGTAGATAATGATTTAAATTTTAATATTCTTCCGCTAAAAACAAAATATTCTATTAATAATGATCTTTATTCTGATACAGAAAACTATAGAGAATATGAGAAAATATATGATGTAGGAGATTCACTTTTTTTACAATTTAAAATTGATAAAATACCTTTTGTTTTAGAACCTGATAAATATTCACTTATTTTCAATTCATATAATATAAATTCTTGCTATATTAACGATGCAGATTTTATTGATAACGGTGCTGTTGGTGGCGATTGTCCATTAAATTCTGATGTAATATTTTTTGAACAAAGCGAATACGGCTCTTATAATAATAATGGTCCAGAAAATGTAAACTCATTTAATAACGGAACACTACTTTGCTTATGGCTTTCTTCACAAACAGTTGAACCATCATCAAATAAAATATGGGCAGAACGTTGGTACGATCCAAACACTGTAACTCAAGGAAATGCGTTTATATCTCAGAAAAATACACTTTCTTCTAGTTTTTCATACATCTCTGACATTCCATCAAATAAAATATTTTCTGAAAAAGAAAAATTAACTTATTTAAGATATGGACCTAATAGAAACGAAACTTTTGTTAATAGTTTCTCATCAGATTTACAAATATATTTCAAAAATTGGGATAAAAATTTCTCATCAGAAGTTAATGGAATTTCAGGATATGTTGTAGGTGATTATCCTAAATCTTCTGATTCATTAATTCTTAATGGCGGCATTCATGCTCATATTCCGCCAGAAGACCAGATGTTTATTGAAAATGACATTTCAGTTGGTTTATGGGCATATGCAAATGACTGGAGCAATAATAACGATTCTCAGTTTTTTGGAGATTTTTATAACGAAAGTGGTTATGGAATTTTCTACAACACTGGAACAACAAACAATTTAATTTCTATTCCTACTAGTTCGCATAATCTTTATGCATTAAATTATAAAGGCTATAAAGTATTTGAAAAAGATCTTAAAGATGATTTAGGATTATCAGGATTAGCAATAGATTATGTTAAAACAGATTTATTTGGTAATCGCTGGTTATACGATTCATATAATCATAACCTTTATAAAATAGAAAATGATGATTTAGCAGTTAAAACCGTTTCATTACCAAGTAATTCAAATATCACAAAAATAGATTGTGACTCTAATAATAACATTTATTTCTTAGACAACACATCTAAAACTATTTCTTCTATAAATTCTTTTGGCGAATATATATCAAGTGGGGTTATTCCTTCTTATCAAGATATTTTTGAATTAGATCTTAATAATAATGTGGTTGTAGATTCTGCTGAATTTTTAACATTTAATAGCCTTAATGAACCTGTTAAAATGGTTGGTCCTACACTTTACATTAACAATAATCGCGTATTACACTTAACAGACAAACCACAAGCATTAAAGCTTGATCTTTATGATAACGTATGGATTTTATTCAAAGATCAAATTATTAAAACTGATAGTAAAGGCACTTTGTTAATGAGAAAAACACTTTCTCTTTCGTTTACAAACACAGACGGTGAAATGAGCTTTGTTAAAAATTATTCTAACAATAAAGAAGTAATTCAGCTTTGGATAATCTTTAATAAAGGAAAACAAATTATAGTTTTAGATTCAGATGCGAATATAGTTAAACGTATTAATCTAATAAATCTTTTCACTGGGCGTTTATGTCAAGATTTCGACTTAAATGTAACTGGAGATTTTAGCGGATTTGATTCTAAGAGAAAATATGAAAGAGTAAACTCTGATCCAATTACTCCTAAAAATCCAGCATTTTCAGTAAGAGCAGAACTTATATGCGGAAATGATCGTAAGCTTCTCAGAATGGATTATCCTGCAAAATCAGCAAGAGGTTGGAATCATTTAGCATTTACAATAGAAAACGCTAAAGATTCTACAACCGCTAAGTTTTACTTAAACGGAAGACTTGTTCAAACAGAAACCTTTAATAAAAATTATAAAATTGATTATCAATATCGCTCATCACCTTTTATTATTGGTGGTATTACTGGAAAACTTGGTGCAAAGAATATCGAAAAAGCTATTGTAAAAAATGGATATTTTATTGGAGAAGTTGATGAAGTAAGAATTTATAAAAAAGTTTTAAATGATTTCCAAATTCTTAATCTTTATCTCAACAGTCGTTATGATAAATGGCAACCTATTTCTTTTTATATAAACACACCAGAAATAACAATGATTGAAGAAATAGATACATTTCACTTAAATCGCTACAAAGGATTTAAGTCTAATTATTTTAATATTCGAATAAAGAACTTCTCAAATGATTCTGCATTACAGAATCTTGTTGAAAATTATATAAATGACAATATTTCTTCTTTTGTGCCTGCAAATACGCAATTAAACAAAGTAATATTTGATTAAAATTATCAAAGACATAAGTAATTTTATGAATCCTACAGATCGTTTAATAACAAAATTGCCCCACATCAGAAGCTTATTCGGGGACGATGAATTTCAGAAAACAAACACTCGTTATGAATT